TTCTACTAAAGGAATTAAAGTTTCAGGAACTCAAGATTCTGTAACTTCTGCTGGAAGAAATAATGAGTTAGCTTACCAAGTAGCAAAAGGTGCTAAAGAGTTAAAAAGAGATATGGAAACTGCTCTTTTAACTAATATCGCTAAAGCTGCTGGTAATGCAACAACTGCTAGAAAACTAGCTGGCGCACCAACTTGGTTTGAAACTAATGTTGACGCTGGTACTGGTGGATCAGGTGCTGGAAATGGTGCAATCAGAACAGATGGTACTCAAAGAGCATTTACTGAATCACAATTAAAAGGTGTTTTAGTTAAATGTTACAATCAAGGCGGAAACCCTAACATGATTATGGTTAATGCTTTTAACAAACAAAAACTATCTGGATTTACTGGTGGTTCTACTAGATTTGACGCTGCAGAAGATAGAAGATTAATTACTTCTATTGATGTATATGAGTCAGACTTTGGAACTATGCAAGTTTCTCCAAATAGATTCATTAGAGGTGCTAATAGTACTGCTGCTAAAGTAGGTCAAGATGCACTTATTTTGGATATGGAATACTGGGCAGTTTCTTTCTTAAGAGATTTCTCACTACAAACTCCTGCACAAGACGCTGATGCAGATCAGAGATTTATGGTGGCTGAATACACTCTTGAGTCAAGAAATGAAAAAGCAAGTGGTTTAATCACAGATTTAACTACTTCATAATAAATAGATTTGCTTGGGGTGTAACCTTAAAAAACTACACCCCATTCAATTAAACAAAATGTTGAAATCTTAATAAGGTTATAGATGGAACAACTAACGGAGAAAAAAAATGAGAACATTAAACGACTATTTTATAACAGCAAAAATCGCAAACATTAGTACTGCATCTAGTACATTTGTACCAATCCCTGATGGAGGAAAAGTAATAAAAATTATTACTGCACTTCAAGCAGTTATTGCAACAGCTAATGGTGGAATTAGTTTTGAAATCGGTGGAGCTGCCATTACTAATGGTGGAATTACTGTAGCATATTCTGGTTCAGCAGTAGGAGATGTAGATACAGCATCACCAACAGCTCTTAACAGAGTGGAAGAAGATGGTACTATCGAAATGATTACTGATGGTGCTTCAACTAATTCTGCTGTACTTTACGTTACATTTGTAATTAGAAGATAATAATATATAATAAAATTTGGGGGATCTTGCCTAGCGGTACTTCCCCCTTAAACAATTAGGAGAATAATATGAGTTTTAATTACGGACTAAGACCTACTACACATCAAGGTAAAACAAGTGGTGGAACATCAGCACAATCTGCTGCATTTGGAACACAAACTGAATATGTAAGAATAGCAGCAACTGCTGATGTATATATTTTATTTGGTGCAAACCCAACTGCGGTTGCAACTGCTGCTTCCTCAACTATTTTTATACCTGCTGACCAACCTGAAATTTTTAAAGTTTCACCTGGTGAGAAAGTAGCTTTTATTGGTACTGCTGAAGTTTCTATTACTGAAATGTCTGGCTAATGGCTAAACAAAATTTTACATATTATGTAAAAAGAGATCAGAATAAAAAACGACCAGGTTGCCATAAAAAATCTCAGAATAAATCTGAGTGTAGGCAAAAAAGTCAGAATAGATATAAAGGTCAAGGCAGATGAAAAAAGATATAGTATTAGATGGATTACAAAAAACTACTTACATGCAAGATGACATGGAAGGTAAAATTATTACTAAGGAAGAAGTTGATATAACTCCTCACTTAGATCATAATAAAAAACTACTAAATTTAAATGATGGTTATTCTAAATCAAGAGATTTAAAAAGAGTTGCTAGTATTCCAACTATTGCTTTAAGTGTCTGGGCAAAAGAGTATAATGGTAGTAATAATTGGTTTGGTTTACCACAAGAAGTACAGAACAAAATATTAAAAAAAAAATTAAACAGTAATGAGTTTCAATACTTTAAAACAGCAGAAGGCAATATATAATGGCATTAGCAACTTACTCAGATTTAAAAACATCACTTGCAAATTGGTTAAACAGAACTGATTTAACAACAGAGATAGCTGAAGACTTTATTGTCTTAGCAGAAAAAGATTTTAATTCTAAATTAAGAGTTAGAAAAATGATTACCCAAACTGCAATTACAGTTGATTCTGAATTGGTAGCTTTACCAACAGGATTTTTACAAGTAAGAGATTTTTATATTTTACAAGGTGGAGTTAAATATCCTTTAAACTATATTACTCCAGCTCAAATGGATCAGATTAAAGGAACATCAACATCTGGAATGCCTTCTACTTATACAATCTTGGGAGGTAATTTAAGATTTGCTCCTGTACCATCATCTTCATATTCAGGTATTATAAATCATTATAAAGAATTTGATCCTCTATCAAGTTCTAATACTTCAAATTATATATTAACAAATCATCCTGCTATTTATTTATATGGATCATTATACCATGCTTCTAATTTTTTAGGTGGTATTGAACCTAATCAATCAGGACAATGGGAAAAAATGTATCAAACAGCTTTAGAAAGACTTGATAGAAATGATAAAGAAGATTCTTATGGTAATGCACCTTTACAACAAAGATCAGATGTAAGTGTGGCAGGTTCATTTAATGATATAAGTAGATTTTCTACAAACAATAATAGTTAGGAATATTAATGCAAGTACCTTTTGGAGAATGGCTACCTGACCAACCAGAACATAATAATCCTGGTGCTAATGTAGCTAACAATGTTTACTATGCTTTAAATTCTTATAAAAGATTTCCCTCTCTAGTTAATTATTCTACCAATACTTTACCAAAAGATTCAAGAGGAGCTGGTTCTTTTAGAGATAATACTAATACTGTTTTTAATTTCGTAGCAACACAAGATACTATTTATCAATTAACTGGTGGAACATTTTCTGAATTAGGTGCAGGTGGATTATTATTATCTACAGCAAAAGCTTCATGCACAATTACAGTTTCTGATTATGCAAATATTGGTGCTGGTAAAACAATTACTTTAACAAAAAATGATGCTTCAACTATTGTATTTACTTCAACAACAGGAACAGCATCAGGAACACAATTTAAAGTAGAAACTAATAATGATACTACAGCAACAAATTTAAAAAATGCTATTCATGCTCATGCTGATTTTACAGCAACAATAGTAGGTGCAATTGTTACAGTAACAAGAGCAACTATTGGTAGAGAAAATTTAACTAATGTTTCAACAGATACTGTAAGATTAACAACTACAAATTTTGTTGGTGGAACACCTTTAACTGGTGGCTCTACAGATTATATAACCTTTACTCAATTTGGAAATTATGTAATTGCAAGTAATGGGGTAGATGCACCTCAATATTATTTAATGGGTACTTCAAGTGTTTTTGCTAATCTATCTGCCATCAAAACATCAGGTACAGTTCCAACATTTAAAGTTTCAGGAGTGGTTAGAGATTTTCTAGTAACTGGTAATGATTTAACAGCTGCAAATAAAATACAATGGTCTGGAATTAATGATATTGCAACTTGGGAAGCTGGAACTAAACAATCAGATAGTCAAGATTTACCTGGTTCTGGTGGACAAATTACCCATATAACTTCTGGAGAGATTAGTTATGTATTCAGACAAAATTCTATAATTCGTATGGATTATGTCGGTGGTGCAACTGTATTTAGACTATCAATGATTTCACCTAATAGAGGTGCGGTACTTGGAAGAACAGTTTGCCAAGATAATCGTAGAGTATTTTTTTATGCTGATGATGGTTTCTTTGAAATTAATGGAGATACAGTAAAAGCTATTGGTGCAGAAAAAGTAAATAGATTTTTTGATATTGATTTAAATAAAGCATATTCAGATAGAATAGTAGCAACAACAGATCCTTTTAATCAATTAGCAATTTGGCTTTATCCATCATCTAATGATAAGGCAAATACTACAGGAATTTGTGATAAAGTTTTAATTTATAATTATGCTACAGAAAAATGGTCATCAGCTAATGCTAGTGCTAGTACAATATTCTCTCAATTCGTTGGAGCTTATACAGTTGAGTTAATGGATATTATTTCTGAAAATTTAGATAATATTAATATTTCTTTAGATACTGACTTTTGGAGTGGTGGACAATTATTATTAGGTGGTATAGATAGTGATTATAAAGCTGCTATTTTTTCAGGAACAGAAAACATTGGAGAAATAGAAACTACAGAATTAGAGTTGTTTCCAGGTTTAAGATCATCTATAATAGCTGTAAGACCAATTGTAGATGCTGAGGCAACAGTAACTATTAAAACTAGAGATAAATTGTCAGATTCTGTAACTGAGTCAACTGCTTCAAGCATGAACTCTACAGGCATAAATCCTGTAAGACAATCTGGAAGATATGTTAAAGTAAATGTTAAAATACCAAGTGGAGGAGCTTGGAAGGATGCACAAGGAATTGATCTGATTGCATCAAAATCAGGCTTGAGATGACAGATAAAACTGATATAGATAATGTTAGATATAGTTTTGAAACACAAGAATTTTTTCAAAGACAAATTGAAGAAGCAATTAACGCATTAATAAATGAAAAGAATCAAGAAAATAATAAAGCTTATTCTTGGTTTTTAGGAGATTAAATTATGGCAGGAATAAAAGATTATTCAACAACCCAAGCAAATAATACTTCACTTAATGGGATAAGTACAGCGGAGGGAATGTTACCTTCTAACTTGAACAATGCCATTAGAGCATTGATGAAGAATACTAGAGAATGGTATAACGATAGTCAATGGGTTGAGTATGGTGATGGTGATGCAGCTTTTACAGCAGCTTATGCAAGTTCAACTTCTTTTACAATTGCTGGTGTTAATGTAACTGCAATTTATCATGCTGGAAGAAGAATTAAATTAACAGCTTCTACTCCAGGTACAATTTATGGAACAATTTCAAGTTCTTCTTTTTCAACAAACACTACTGTAAATGTA